ATCTTCCAGTTCCTTATCTTCTGTACCCGCTAAATTTTTAATTTGTTCGAAAGATTTCTTCATCTGTTCAATCTTATCAAAATCAGAAACATATTGTTTCGTGACTTTATGGTTGGCTAACTTACCCTTTAGCTCCTGTTTTACAGCTTTTGAAAACTCAGTGTATTTTTTACCCTGAGCAGCTTTCAGATCATCGACTTCTAACGCCATAATTTTCCTTTCTTATGTATTCGATTTGTATTTATAATTTTACGTTAATACTATTTTAAGATTTTTCTTACTGCTGATTGGGCTTGCATCTTAGCTCTCTGCCACAATGTGGTACTATTAACCTTACCACCTGTGAAGGTTTCAGTTGCTAGTTTAGCTGCCTGCATTAACATATCATCAGGTATTTTAACACCTTGTTGTGATATTCGTCCTCTAATATATAATCTAACGACAGGGTATGCTCCAATTCTTTTAACAGCTCCCCTGATATCTTCATACTTTACTTTAAGAGGTCTTTTGTTTCTAATTTCCTTGGTATTTTTATCTAGTATGTATTGGATAAGAGTTTGTCTTAATTGGGTTGGCATCCAATGGAAGTTCACACCTAGCATATATTTTGAAGTAGTACTAATAACTAATACCAACGGGGTTCTATCATATACTTGTTCCTTATCCTTAGCATCGTAAAGGAACGTAACGACATTACCGGTTTTTAAATAGGGTTGGATATTTGTTTTTTCAGTTTTTAGGAGATTTTTGACTATAGTCATAGATTCCTTAGGGGTTAATTCCTTAGCCCCTAAGTTTTTAATTTTATCGAAAGCTTTTTTTAATAAATCCATAATAATTCATTTACAATCACAAATTTTCTTTTAAATGGTCTAGGATTTTACGTACCTTTTTTCTATCAACAGATGAGTTAAAGAATAGGTGGATTTTATCGTTCCTTAGTATACAACTTTCAACCACGTCTTTAAACCGATTTTCTATACATCCTATAACATCGTTGGTACTATAACCACCAGCATCTATCGTTATATTCTGTGATTCGTGTAAAAATTCTTTAAACTTCACCTTTTAATTTCCTTATGCTATGCTATTAGTGCTTTCCGCGTTAGCTACTTTTGGTTCGTTAAACTCACCATTACCAACTACCCAGTCACTAAAGCTAAATGTAACCGCAAATTCCTGAATTCCACCATCAGCATCGTCAGATAATTCAATAGCATCAACACCAGAAACCCATAGATTATGGAATGTATATGTTACAGTATCTTTACCCATTGAATCGAGTTGCGTAACGCTCATCTCAGTCATAATATCCGTTGGTTTACCTGAATGTGTATTTCTCTGGAAGTCATCCGCACTTCTCATCCAAGAGATTAAATCTCTTCTTAGAGCGTGATCAGCAGTGTTATAGAATGTTACAGCCCATGTATTTTCATACGTTGTATCACCAGGGATTACTAATTTTCTACCTTGATTGTATACTTCGATAGGGGTAATAGACATACCTGGAAATTGCGTTGCTTTACAAAGAACATCAGCATTCTGTAAATCTGATACTGTCGCTACTGCACTTGGAATTGAAAAGTTAAGTCTGTATTTATTTACTCTACCACCAGCACCTAATGCTTGTTTTAAATTTGATATATTAGCCATTATGACTCCTAGTTAAATGTTTAAGTATTTATAAAAGTTAATCTAAAGACGATACAAATACTGAATTATCAACGATAGTAATTGTAAAATCTCTTAATAACTGTCTGAGTTCCTTCTCAGGATATTTCTTAGCCAAGAAAAACTCTGTTCCAAATTTAGTCTTAAAGGTATTCTTAATTTTAATGTTATTTTTAATAAGAATTGCTTCCGCTTCATCAACGATGTCTTCAGCAATTTGAACACCTTTATGATTAAACATTTTGTTAAAACAATTAGAATTAATATCTCTATATTTTTTCATAATGTTATCATCTTGAGTCATCTCAAGACTAACTTTATCAAGTAAAACCCTAGCTACAGCCTTACCACCTAGTAATTTTACTATATATGCAAAATCTTTCTCTAATTCTGGTGTAATATGATCTAAGGCATCTTTAACAGTTGTTCTTCCCTTTGCCCCTACAGGACTTTCAATTAATACTTTAAAACTCATTTTATCTCCTAGATAACCAAAATAGGTGCTGGTCCACCGTATTTACTAAATAATTGTTCTTTTAAATCCGCTATCTCAGTCTCAGCGAGACTTCTCATGTTATCAAAATTGATAGTAGCCCCACCAATCAAAGTCTGGGTATATTTACCAACCACTGTGCTCTGTTGCATCCTAGCCTTAGCTACTGCCATATCTTTTACCCACTGATGATCGTAAATTTTATCTATTTTATCAGGGGTGTATTCATACGTATAATGAATTACTAAATTACCCTTAAATTCTTGTAATAGATACAATGTATTCTTATGAGCATTAAAGTCAAAATTTATCTCAGCATACATGTATTTTTCATACATAGTATAATTATTAGATATAGATATGATAGCATCTACCCCAGTAGAATTACTCTCAAACGCATGAAAAAATTCTTCAGACCATCTATCAGGTACATAATTAGCACCATAATTCTGGAATCCTTGAACGCTTCTAACTTCGATAATGCTAGTGATGAATAATGGTAGTTTATACTGGCCTCTACCATCAACAGATAATACGACTACTTCCTTTAATTCACCATCCCATGCGAATGAACTAAACTCCTTGATACTATAATCAATACAATCGTCTAGCTGGTCTTGGGTTAGTTCAACTTCGACAGAAGGGGCACCTAACTGCCGAAGTATATAATCAGATAGTTCGTCCTTGGTTTTAATCATCAGGATTATCTTTTATTTTTCTTATTTTTACCTAGATCTTGAATCATTTCATCAATGACTTCGTCAGCTGTTTTTTCATCTGACTCTTCAACGATCACGTCAACTTTAGAGGGAGTTTCAACTAATAGTTCTTCTTTAACTGAACCAACTAACTCAACATCTCTTAGATATTTTTCAGCTAATTCATTTGGTACAACATCACCTTTCTTGAAAGAGCCTTTGTTTGTTTCGAAATATTTTTTTGCTATATACATTATTTGTTCCTTTTCGTTTATTTATACATCTTCTTGAACATAGAATTTATTAAATCTTTGATCCTGTGATTCTTCTTCCATTTGTTTAAAGTTTTCATCAATTTCTTCATCAGTCATTTTGAATACGTCTTTAAGTATCTTTGTTACGGGGAATAATTTACCAGCGTATTCGGATACTGTTGCATAGACTTCTAACTTATTAGTTAATGATTGTATTTTCATCTTCTCTAAGAACATGTTCTCAGAACTGAATATTATTCTAATTTTACTCTTATATTCATCATAACTATCAGTAGTCATAACACCTGTACTAACCAATTCACGCCTTAATAATTCTTTAAATACTTCTGTATATATTGATCGTATTCTTGATATAAACGTAAAAAATTTCATCTCATCATGAGTGACGGCTGATGATTCATAATCAAATTGGGTACCATCAGCACTAGCTATTCTACCCAATGGTATCTTCATAGCCTTGTATAGTTTTTTCTGGAAATATAAAATATCATTAACCTCACCAAGATTACCCGTCTCATCAAGCACATCAACAGTAGTACCTTTACCACCACTTCTGTTAGCGAACCAATAATCTTCAACCATACTCGTAATATGCTGTTGATTAGTAATTTCACCTGTTTCAGTATTATAAAATTTCTTGTATCTGAATTTTTTACTCATCTCAGTCATAGCAGCTTCTGATTTGGCTGGACTTAATTCACCTGTATCTACGTTAAATACACGTCGACTAATACTTCTGCTGAATCTTAATGGTATTAATAAGTCTTCAAGGGTTCTTAATTGGTTTGATGCTTTAACAGCGTATTCTAAGTACCCTAAGTTAATATTTCCCTCTGCAATACCGAAGGTATTCCTGATAATTTCTTCTTTTTGGTACTCGACTTCAGTATCAACTGAAAAATTTAAATAG